AGCAGTAAATTAGGAACTTTGTGTTGTTTGACGTATTCCTTGAACGGAACTTTCAACCGATCTGGTAGGATACACTCATCAATCGTCTGCGGACGATACTTCTCAACAAACAGAAAATGATCTGCACGAATATCCATAATGTATTACTCTTTCTAAACAAAGAAAAATGGTTCAAGAGAAAGGTGGCTTTCATCGGTTTCATCAATAGTATTGCGAACTTTTCTAGGAACGCGCTCAATAGTATACGTTCCACCAAACAAGTCGTTAACTATCTGAGGTGGTTCATCTAATCTCGTTTTCCCATTCTTTTCTTCCCAACAAAGAATACACTGATTTCTCGTGGCATTTGGACGCCTTGAATCCAAATAAAAATTATTCAGGTCCACATACTGTCCACAAGAAGGACACCATTTATGTTTTCGATTAACATTTCCATAAATATCACTATAATACAATTCATTTTTCGTTAAAACTTGTCGATATACTCTAGCAATTTGATCTTTTCGATATATCATAATCACTCCATCATTATAAAATTGAATGGAGCATCGCTCCACCCATATCGCCCACTACTTCTGTGTCTTTGAGCCAACTTCCAAAGCCAGCCAATACGTCAATTTCCGCGTAGGATTTTCAAACTTCGCAATACCCTTCGAGGAAATTTTGACACGATATGCGCCTGGCATCATTTTCCAATTCTCTGTGCGAAAGACCATTCGACAGATTTGAGATGTCTTATTAACTTCAATCGAGTATTGATTTGACGAATCGTTGTTCACATCAATGGCAGTTAAACTGAGAACCGAGCCATCACCCTCCACAACAATATGCGGCGCACTCAAAATAGAAGTGGCTTTCAAAATTCGCGATAGCATTTCTTCAGACAAATCAAATTCTACATCTGGTGTACCCAAATCAAGTTCTTTAGCGGGTGGCGTAACCAACATCTTTTCTTCACAACACCGAAATTTAGTGGTTTCGGTATCGCGAATCTTGACGATCAAATTGGATTCTTGATATGACACCGCAGGAGTTTGTGCACTGTCAAATGTCAACACCGCCAATAAGTTGTTCAGATCATAGATGCCAAAAGATGACGGAATGTTTTCCTCTAGCTGGACTTCTGCGAACACTGTTTTGGTGGGGGAAATGGTACGCTGCTTTTTGCCTTCGCGAAACATCAATCCAGAATTGATGGATGCGAAATTCTTTAAGACTTCAATGGTTGCCGGAGATAACTGAACGGACATAACTCACCTCATAATAAATGGTTAAAAAACACAACACAAACTATATTAAACCAAAACCGTGTGCTTGTCAAGTATTTGAAGCACCTTTTGTTGAAATGCATGAATCGTTTCATTATTATCAATAACATAATCAAACTCACAACCAATCCAATCCCATTCTGACCGATGAACATTTAAATCAATCATCGTCTGAATTGCATCCTGATTTCCTCGATTGGCTTGTTCCGCTGTCAAAAACCATGTCGGTTCATTGCCGCGACGAATACGAACAATGATACCACCCAGTTCTTGAATGGCTTGAACTTCATTTTCAAATCGCACATCCGACACCACAAACTTTTGACGTGAAGATGTTTGAATTCGGCGCATCAATGATTTCACCCAAATATCGTCATGAAATACATCCCGCATCGATTCTGTTCCAAATTTCTGCAACACCACACGAGGCAGGACATCGCACCCAAAAGCAGCAGACCAATACGAATCTGGTATCTCACGCCAAGCACGAGATTCTTCTGTTGCTCCCTCAATCAATTCGCGATCCCATGAAAAGATTTGCGCGACCGCATCTTTTATGGGAGCCGCAAACGAGTCTTTCGTAAATCCACGCGAGACAAATATATTGGCAGCGGTATCTTTGCCTGATCCTTTAAACCCCACCAATCCCACTATAAGTTTCATACTTCACCTCCTCACAAGCGACCAGTTAGTTCCGCAATCTTTGGCATATTCCCACTAAACGCATAGGTGCCCACGTGTTGGGCGCGCATCCACGGACACAACCAAACTTGAAACCCAATCTTTCGCGCCCACTGACAAAACATATAATCTTCACTTAGATATCGTTGACTTTCAGGATCAATCACCGTATCAAAATATGCATGAATATATCGTGTTCCATCAAAGTTAGCCTGCCCGACATGATCTGGTTTATATCGAAATTCAGGATAAGACTCAGCAAACTTCTCAAATACGTGACGTTTAATCATCATGTAGCCGGTGCCGATTTCCATCACTTCTAATGGATCTGAGACATGAAATTGTGACGTTCCTTTAACGACATTAAACACATATTCACCCACCACATTCTCAAGATTTTTGGGGTCGATGTCTGGATGGTTTTTAACAGCAGCGACAATGTTACTCCAATTGATTGCTTTCTTGGGATAGGGAGCGCCAATAATGTCGCGATCTAATGCTAACAAGGCAAGGACATCCTTGGGTTCAAAATGAATATCAGAGTCAAGAAAGAGAAGATGTGTGAATCCCGTGGATCGTAGAAACTCATCCGCCAAATAATTTCTTGCTCGCGTGATGAGCGATTCGTTGAAGAGAAACGAAAAGCGCATATCTACACCATACCGCGACATCGTGGTTTGAAGATCCAAACACGATTTCATATACATGCCATGGCATTGACCGCCATACATAGGCGTTGCCACAAACAATTTGTGTTTACGCAACTCTTCAACCTTGACTTGAATTTCCATAACGAATCTCCGTAATAATTTTATTTTATCTTAAAGGTTTTAATTCGCTCAATCTTTTTGAATAACTTCTGCTGTTTCTTTCGTGCCATTTGAAGTGTCAAAGGTCCTACTAATTCAGTATACAGAATACCATTCATGTGATCCAATTCATGTTGAAAACAGCGAGCGGTAATGCCAGAAAATTCTTGTTGTTGCAACTGCCCTGATGCATCATAATATTTCACAGAAATCTGTGCTGGTCGATAAACACGCAACCACAATCCTGGAAACGATAAACACCCTTCGCTATCATGAGTCATTAAGTCTGATGTTGACACAATGCGCGGATTAAAACAAACAATATCACCTTCCAGCACAAACACACGATACTGTAGACCAACTTGATTCGCCGCTAATCCCAATCCATGATAATGCTTCATGGTCACTTGAAGGTGTTTGGCAAGTATCTGCGGATTTACTGGTGGAGCAGAAAAATCAAATATCGGCAATTTCATTTTTAACAGTGGATTCTTTTCATTGTACAACAGCAACGGTTTGAATTCTGTGAGCGTATCAGCCGTTGTATTAAAGGTCAACACTTCACTCATGTCACCACCTGTGAGAAGTTATGAAGTTTACGAAATCGAATGACATGTTGAAACTTATCCTGCAACACATCCCCTCGATGAGAAATTACAAACACATTAGTACCCTCTAAGACGGCTAAAATCTTAAGAAGTTCTTCTGCACCAGTCGTATCCAATGACGAATCAAAGACTTCATCCAAAATCAATAAATTGGTATTCATAGAGTTTTTGAGTTTGGCAACTGCTCGCCATGTCAACATCAATGCCATGTCAATGCGTTGCTTCTCACCTTCACTAAACGAAGCATATTGAAATTCGTCTCGATATCGCGATTTAATCGTTTCCGTAAAAGATTCATCCAACATAAAATTCACAGAAAAATCCAGTGCTAAAAGATATTTATTAACAAGTGTGTTAATTACTGGTAAGTATTGCTGAACAATTTTGGTTTTAATTCCTGTATCTTTCAATAACAACGCAGCCGCATCACAATATTGCTTGTCAGTCAGTAATACTTGACGAGCCGCTGTTAAGTCCACCACAGACTGTTCATAGATGCGTAGTTGTTGTGTTTCGTTAGCTGATGAATTTTGTGTGGATTCCAACGTGGTCAATTTCGTATCAATGCCACGAATCCACTGTTGAATCTGTTCAATTGATTGTTTCCAAGATGCCATATCAGATTCTAGTGATCGCACCGTCTGTTCTACCCCCTCAACATGCGCCAGCTGATCTTTTAGCGCGGCAACTTTATGTTCCAGTTTCTGAATACCATCGCACGATTCAGCCGTCTTTTTTCGAAGACTAATGATTTGTTCATCGCGAAAAGCTCGTTCAATTTTCTGTTCACATGTCGGGCAGTTTTCGTGTTCTTCAAAAAAGGTCAAGGACTTGTGTTGTTTACCAAGCGTGTGTCTGATCTGGGCTTCAAGTTTCATTAGTTTGGTTAATTTCGTTTGCAAATCCCGTTTGTCGTCTAGCGATGCAATCACTTCACCAAGACGTTCAGCGGTGGTTTGAATTGATTGTTCAAACTTGGCGATTTGCGCGAGATGGTCGGTGCGTTCATGGCGCAACGATTCCGCAATACGTTCTTGATTTTCTGATAATGTCGCAACATGTTTCTTTTGTAACTCCACCTTTTCTTGTGATGATTCTAATATTAACTTATTTGTCATCAATGATTCTTTATTAGTCGCGAATTGTTCTTTCAATAACGAATTCATAGTGGAGAAAATCTGAATATCTAATAAATCTTCAATAATGGCACGTCGCTCCGAACTAGACAATTGCATAAAAGGAGTGAATGAGGCGGACCCCAAGACGGCGATTTGTGTAAAAGATTTATAGTTCATTTTCAGAATTGTGGTTTCAAGATACTCTTGATAATCCCGCGATTCTGCATCCTGATTGATTAATACGCCATCTTGATAAATTTCAAAGATGTTTGGTCTAATTCCGCGCACAATACGATAGGCAATATTGTCAATCGTCAGTGCAACTTCAACAATACAGTCACGACCATTAATGGAATTGACGAGACTGGGTTTATTGATCTTTCGAAACGGGCGATTGAATAACCCAAAGCAAATTCCATCTAAGAGCGTTGATTTGCCCGATCCGTTTTCACCAACAACCAGCGTATGATTATGTGCGGTTAGCGGAATTTCAGTAAACGCATTTCCCGTAGAGAGAAGATTGCGCCACTTGACAGATTGGAGTGTAATCATACTGAACGTTCCGAGGCGAGGGCGTCCTGATAGAGATTGTGCATAAACTCTTTTAATTGTTTAGGATCTACATCCATTTTCAATCCATCAATATATTTACTGAGAATTGTCATCGTATCTTCTGCTTGATCAATTATGGCGTCTTCAATCTGGTCAGACACGGGTAAATAGTTTTCCACAATTGACACATCAAGTGGGCTAGACGCATAGAGTTTATCCAAGATGGAATCAAACAAATATGGATTGGTTTTTTGTTTGACAACTACTTTGACACAAGTCTCTTTGTACATTGAGAAATCACACGCATTCCATGTGTCAAACGTTTGAGTGGTATCATCGTACAAAAGTTTATAGAACATTTTATATGGATTCGGAACAAAAGTCAAAGTTCGTGTGTCTGTATCAAAGATATGAAACCCACGAGGATCGTTATAATCTGCCCATGTAATTTCATACGTATTGCCTAGATAGTGAATCGGACCTTTTGTAGATCGATGATGAAAATGCCCTGAGAGTACGAGTTCAAATCGATTAAACAAATCCGCAGACAATCCATCAAGACACATCAACCCTTTGTCCATTTCAAATCCGGCAATCTCTAAGTGACCCATGACTAAGGATACCGGAGCTTCACGAATTAATTTTAACGAGCGGTCACGATTCTCGTCACAAATCCACGGCAAAAATAATATTTCTACGCCATCAAAACTAACTACAGCAGGATCCACATAAATCCACGGCTCATGCAATCCATCATAGGTGCCACAGAGATTTTGAATAGAATTAATACGATTTGTGTTTTTGTGGAAACAGTCATGATTTCCAATGATAATATGTGTGTCAATACCCTCGTCATAGAGGCGTTTGATAAACCGTGTTTGAAACTCATTCGCAATATAATGATTGATGAACTTGCGTCGGTCCATCACATCTCCAAGATGCACTACAGTTTTAATCTGGTGCGCACTCAAATAGGGGAAAAAGGTGTCTTCCCAAAACTTAAAGAAGAACGCATTAAACTGGGGAGAATCTGAACGAGCACCAAAATGAGTGTCCGTCACAAGAGCCAGTTTCATTCGTCCTCCACAAATAATTCTAATCCTCGCTTTTTGGACTTCTTAGCTTCAATTTTCCTTTCAAAGGTATCAATATATTCGGCTATGTTGGTGTACAACTCACCTTGATTTGAGGGTGTTTTGTCTTCTGACTGATTAAACTCTTGCGTCACGATGAGTTTTTCTGCCAGTTTATACTTTAAATAAAGTTGCTTCTTTTCGCGTTGAATACGCCGTAAAAACGCATAGTAAATAATTTGAGTGAAATATGAAAAAGGATTACTGGATTTTTTCATATCAAAGTTATCAACATACAACACACAATTTTCTACTGCATCCATAACCATTTCTTCGCGAAACGTGTACGAGTAGAAATTGGGTTTGCGTGATAGTCGATCTGCGATTTTCAAAAAACAAGCTCCGATATAATCGGGAAGAACAGGACGTTCTTGATGAAGACGTTTGGCGCGGCGAACCGCCTTTTGATATTGAAGTAAAGCCTCAAATAAAGTGATATTTGAAATATAATGTTCACTCATACATCATATTAATGAAACGTAGGAGTATTGTCATCATTTTCTTCGTCTTCATCTTCATCTTCATCTTTATTGCGACAAGCTTGACGAGAATTGTGATCAGAAAAATTAATATTAGATGACTTATTTATCATATCTCGAAACATTGATTCAATCGTTGGTGAGTTGTATTTAAGATTCAACAACTGTTTACGAAAAATACTATCCAAGTTGATCAATCGCATATAAAAATCATCACTGATACGATAATAATAATCAATAAATTCTTTTTTGGGTGTCATAATACAAACTACTTGTGATTTCGAAATCACTGTTGTGTGTTCGTCGAGCAATTCATCAAGTAACCAAGGCACGATCAACAATCCCACTTGATTCTCAGCGTTCAAACGACGAAAAATCACCTTGAAAGGATTGATCACTTGATACTCAGTTTTTATTTCTGAGATAAGTCCAATAATATCTTCACCGGTGGTGAGTCGTAATATTGCGACAAAAGATGCAGATGTAGATATCATGTGCTTAAATCAATGTAATATTGTTGATAGGAAAATTGTTCGTCATCATAAATCTTCAGACGCTCTACATAATGTTCGAGCAAATAATTCATTGTCTTACCAGTTCGTAGATCATCAGCAATATCAAATAACGTCATCAAATTTTTTTCATCCGTTCTTCGAAGACCACGACCTATTGACTGAAGCACACGAATACGTGACTTTGATGGTGAGGCAAATATGATATTGTGTAGATTGGGAATATTAACACCAATACTGAATGTACCAGCCGATCCCAATACTATAGCATGAGACGATTGATCAATACATCGTCTAATACGTTCACGTTCATCGGTTTCCACGCCTCCATGAACATACATCACCTCGCGTTTAGGTGACAAATCACGAATAAGATTATATAATAATTCTCCGTGCTTGTCAATAAATTGAAAAAGAATTAATGTATTGCCCATCAATGATAACGCAAGATTGGCAACAAATCGATTACGTTTGGGGTGTTGTACGACAAAATCCAATTCCTCTTGATAGGTAGAAGATTTTAATTGCTGACATGTGTTGACATCATATTTAAGAATCAAAGCTTTGATGTTGATATTTGCTAATGTATCGCGTTCCATCAAGTCTTTGGTTTTGGTTGCTTCATACACGGGTCCAAATGCGCCCTCTAACACCAATCGATTAGTCTTAGTGCCATCTAATGTGCCAGTGGTGCCAATACGAAAGAGTGTCCGAGTCAATTTAGTCATAATACTTTGCAACGATTTAGCTTTGAACAGATGACACTCATCTCCCAATACAACATCGAATTGTTCAAAGTATGACGCAGGAAATTCATAAATGGATTGCCAGGTGGTAATCGTTACAGGCTTCTGTGTTGTTTTTTCTTTACCCGCATATTGTTTATGGACAAATTGATTTACATCCCATCCATATAATTGAAAATCAGACGTTAGTTGTTCAACAAGATTAGTTGTGGGAACCACCACAAGAATGTGATGTAAATCACGAAAAAGAAAATACCGAATCAAACAATATAAAATGAGAGATTTACCTGAGCCTGTTGGTGATACAATTAATTGACGACGATTGCGGACTGCTTGAACAAGCGTATTAAATTGATAGTCACGAAGTTGAAATTGTTCGGGAAGCGATAGTGACTGAATAAAGGTATGCGCTTCTTGTTCAGACCAATTTTCAGTCAGAACCACTAACGTATCTAGATGATACGTATAGTTGCGATCATGACAAAACTTTTCAACATAAGGGACTAGCCCATGATAAAGCAGATTACTTCGAGTGTCAAAGAGTCGAATTTTGCCATCCCAAAGCTTTCGTCGAAATTGTGGAGTGAACTGAAATCCTGGCACCCAAAAAGAGAAATATTCATGCAGTTCTTGTGCAATCCCACTATCACACTGTATTTTGATATAGACTTCGCTATGTTTTGTGATCACAAGATCCATCATAAATACTCCATATCAGTATTTAGTGAGTGAATCTTAGACGCCTTGAATAAAGCGTTGCCAGGTGATGAAGTCTTTAATTTGATACGTACGAGATTGTAGTTCTTTAAGAATCGATTGACACACTTCCACAATTTCTTCATGTAAACTTTTTTGTGTCATCAAAAGTTGCAAATCTTTATCTGCTTCGAGATAAGAGGGAATTTCTGATTTTAGTGTGAACATAAATGGTTCCCATCCATACTTCTCTAGTGTTGCTTTGTCCCCATTTAGTTTACCGGTATAGTATTCCCATTTGAGTTTACGAATACGATAATATTTTTGTTCAACCACTTTCATAGCTAAACGATGTTCAGAGAGAATCGTCAGATACTTACTGTGTAAAGTACCAATACGAGCTAATTCTCGATCTGGTTGTGTTTGATCAAACACCACATCAATACCCCACATAGTCAAAAGTTCATGAACCGTTTCACGTGTAGTTACAGGAATTGGTGTTACCATAATGACTCCTCTTTATTAAGAGATCACAATACGCTTCAATCACATAATTGCTCATGTTGTCAACAACGACTCGTTCAGAAACTATACTAAATTATTTCTGATTTGTCAAATTTTTTCGATATCAAAAAGAGAATAACTGAAGGTGGCGTCAGCAGTTAAAATGGTGTCAGCACCATTCACAGTAGTCATAGTAAAGGGAGCGAGCGTCATAGGAAATGCATCATGGAATTTGAATCGATAGTTGCCACGATTATTGGAATTCAACATAATTAAGGTTGCATCTGAAACTTGAGGTGTTACTGGATTGATGGATTTAGAAATTTTTCTTAAATTTTTATATTCTTCAAATTTGGTTGGAAATCCTAAAGCGCGCATCCAATCATGAATTTCTCGCCAGGAGGCTAAATCTTCGTCAACTAAAAATGTAATAGTCAAGGGATCATAAACGAGCTTTTCTCCAGGAACAGGATAATCTACAAATGGCGTGGTTCGTGGTACAGCACTCAGATTCATTCCTGGAAGATTCACCGTCTGACAGAAAAACTGCATGTTGGGAAGACGTATAAACGACAGGACGAATTTATTTGGAACAAGAAAATTTGTATTTGATGGTTGTAATTGACCCATAATATATTATTTATATAATCTGGTATAAATGAAAAGGGGGACCCTTTCAAGTCCCCCTTTCCGAACAATCATCTGTAATTGCTTACAGAATATTGCTCACCTTCATTGCACGATAGTACATATTAGCCTTGGCGGTTAGCGCGCCCAGACCCTGTGTCGTGCCCTCAGCAAACGGATTGGCAACAAGACCGTAGCGTGTCTTAAATCCAATCTTCGGCTGGAATGAACCTGTATCAATCGCACGAACCATCTGCAGTGGGACGTAGGGGCAATAGAAGATACCAGCGTCATAGGCATTGGTACCCTTATACCCAACCACCGCAAACTCTGAAGTGCTGGATGTTGGGAAGTACGGATCAATGTAGACCTTGATACGACCAAACATGGTACCAGCAAAGGTGTTGCCAGTATCATCCACACTCAGATTCACTTGATCTTTCAACGCACTGTTGTAATCAAGCAGCCCTGCCATCGCGAAGGCACTGGCGACATCGGATGAACAGATGACTACGTTGCCCTTGCCCCGACGAGTTTGCTTGGCAATTGTATTTGCTTCGCGCTCAATCTGGAAAGCAAGACCCTTGATTTTTTCAACCATCCACCGACCGTTTGAATCGGTATCCAGGTCGAATGTGCCCGTTGTCGTGGTGCCACTCTGGCAACCAACTTTGGCACCAACATAGATGTTCCGCAGCACTTCACGGTTGATTTCCGCAAGGATTTCAGCCGAGAGGATGTTAGAGAGTTCACTCTCTGCATCCAGACCATGCACTGCTTTCAGATCCTGAGCCAATTCCATCGTGTACTCAGCCTTGAGTGCGCGAGTCTTGGCGGTGACAGTGACTTTCTCGATGGAGAATGCCATTTCACCAAATGCAGCACCAGCAGGAGATGTAGAAGTCCCCAATGCTTCACCCGCTGATGTTGTCAGACCAGTGCCTGTCGTCACGGATGTCGCGAACACGTTTCCATTGCCCGTCGAAGTATTAGATGCGAGAGCAATGTCGGCATGTGTTCCTGTGCCACCGAAATCAGTATCCGCTTCGTTGTAGAAGGCTTCTGTTGCACCGGCTGTCACGTTAGCTGTCGTATACGTGGACCGCATCGCGAAGATGAGTCCAGTTGGACCCGACATTGGCTGAACACCACACACATCGTAGGCAATGAGGTTCGGAAGCGAACGACGCACCAACGAAATGAGAATCGGATCAAACCCTGCCATTGGACCACCAGCAGCAGCCCCACCTGTCAATCCACCACCAGTGGCGTTAGCAGGAGACGCTTCGCTGAGGATCTGCGATTCCTTGCGAATCGCTGTTTCCTGGTTCTCCAGAATAACAGCAGTTACCGCACGGCGATACGGATCCTTAATTTTGGGAAGATCTGGATGATCCAGAACTCCGCTCCACTTCTTCTCAAGATTCTCTGATAGAAACATGTGGTACTCCTTGGTTAAAATAAACTATTGATGTTACTTCGGTAAAGTCTTCGAAATAGCCTGTACATATGCCCGCATCCGTGAATCAGTGATTTCAGGCTGTTCGGAAATATCTGCTTGTTCAGACAACATTTCAGCTGAGGCTGTTTTTGTTGTCTTTGGGAAATAGTTATCACGGATGGTCTCAACTGTCTTCTGAAATTCACCGTCTGTGGTGTACTCGGCACCCTCTACGAGCGACCGAATTTTTTCAGTTTGTGTCCGTGTGAGACCCTCACAGACTTTATTAATAATGTCTTGTTTCTTGGATTCTTGAAGTGATTTCTTCATCTCAATGTTCCGTGCGACGGTTTCATTGAGTTGTGTTTCCAATGACTCTACTTTTTCAACCAGTTCATTTACCAATTCAATCTTCTCTTCCGGAACATTAATATAATGCTCGGCAAAGAGATTGCGGAGTCCAGCGATAAACTCTTCTGTTAACTCCGAACGGATTCCATTCTCAATAGCGACTTGATTCTGTTCCATCCATTCTTCTACTGCATAATTGAGGAATCCATCGATCTTTTCTACCAACTGAGCTTCAAGCTGCTGAACAGCTTCAGTCAACTCTGACGCATACTTGGCTTCCAACTTTTCCTCAATCTTCTTAACTTTATGCTGAACCTTATCGTTCACACGAGTTTCATAAATCATGGCAATTTTAGAACGGAAATTTTCAGATAGATTCTTTTCAGAAGACAGAATAGCTTTTACATCTTCCTTCATAGCTTCTTTTTCTTCCTTCTCTTCCTTCTCTTTCTTCTTGTCTTCGTCTTCTTCCTCGTTCTTGTCCTTGCCGTTGCCGTTCTTACCGTTCTTGCCGTTCTTCTCGTCTTCTTCATTCACTTCCTTTTTCTTCTCATCCTTTTCGTCGTCGTCATGTTCGTCATCATGTTCTTCGTCGTCATGATCGTCGTCGTCATGATCGTCGTCATGATTATTTTCTTTAACGACATCCACTTCACCCTTAACCTTTTCCATTGGCATAGCTCCAACAGAGGCAGGTTTACCAGGCGCAGTAGCTTTCTTGACATTTTTCGCTGATCCGTCACCTTCGCGACGGACAGGATCAGTAGGTGTCACCCCACCCAAATCCTCAACTTCACCCTTTACCTTTTCCAAGGGATCACTGGGTGCAGCGGCTTTACTACGACTTAAAATATCTGCGGCAGCTTCCATTAAATTTTTCGACATATGAATCTCCTCTGTTGGTATTACTATTTATAATTTATAAGTTTTTCAAAAACGACTCAAACAGTTCTGCAGCGACTCGTTCTACGTCTTTTCGTGATGCCTTTTTGATTGTTTTCTGAACATGCTCAATCTGTTGTTCCATGAACTTTCCATCAATATAAATCCATTCACGCGCCTCCATAATACCCGACACCCAAGCATCAGGGGCTGAGGGGTCTGCAACAATATCCACGGTGGACAATTTGAAATCTTCCTGTACTCGATTGATTCCATCAATCGATTGTAAGGATCCCACTCCACGTGACGAGACGCCCAGCTTGATACCTTCATTAATGAAACTTTTCGTAATTTCGCCATTTGGAGTTGGTAGAATTTTCGCTTTTCCGTAGATATTATTCCCATCAAAGTGTAACTCAGTAATAAGATGAGAAACTTTATCAAGATTGATGGTGGGAGTGTCTGGATGTCCTAGTTCACCCAATGATCGTTTTTCACTAATTGTTTGCTGATAACGATTTAATTCATTTTCTAGAATCTGTTTAGGGTAAACTCGTCCATTGCGGTTTTTTGCTTCCGCTTGCATAAAGACGCCCTTGATATAATAATTCTTATTGCCTGTATCAGACTTTTCCACCAAAACTTCTGTGTCAGAACCTGAAAATTCTTTGAGTAGTTTCATGGATAACCTTTAGTGATTGTAGGCGACAGGAACAGCTTTAACATTCGTTCCTGCATCAACCTGTACTGTTTCCGTTCGATCTTTTTCTAAAAGCATTTCAGATGCTGCTAGAATGGTCACATTGCCAGTTGTGGTGCCGGCACCATCCGCAATCGTAATAACATGTTGAGTGCTGGCATGAGTATTAACCAATCGCAATAAGGTAGCACCACTAACAGTGGTGTTTGCCGATGAACTTAGTGTGACTTCGTTGGATAATATTTTCAGTCTCATTAGTGGATACCCATTGCCTTTCTTTTCCGCAAACTAATTTTTCGTTTTCGTAATGCTTGCTGTAATTTTGCACGACGTTTAATTGCTGCCTTACGTGCTTTTAACCGCATTCGTATTCGCGCTGCAGCTGGGATCCGTACCAGTTTTCCTCGTTTCAGTGTAAATCCTCTAATCGCAGATCGCTTAATGTTGCGCTGCAGTTTACCTTTTCGAATGCGCCGACGAATAAGATTAATTCGTCCGCGACGTAACACATCACCTTCCGTCAATAGTTCTGTTGTCTCGTGCGATTCCCCTAATGTATCTCCAATCATCGTTTTCATTCGCACACATGCAATATCACGAATCGTATTTAATCGCTCTACAATCGTTGCACGAGCGTCTTGAAATCGCTCTGTCATAATTTGTGCAATCAATTGATTCATTTTATTTGGGCGACTCCGTATCTTGAAAAGGAACCGTAAAGTATCGATTTAATTTGTCACTATAATACAATGCTACTTTAGTATCATGCGGATACATACGAATTGCTTTTCGACGAAGAATGATTAACATCGGCGGTTCTTTATTAAGTAATGCAATAGGAGAATCAGCAGAATCAGCAATTTCCTGAATCTGTTCTTCTCTTACCGCTTGCCGTACTTTTTGAAAGACGCCCATATTACCACTAACAATCTGTGTTAATTGTTTTACCAAGTCAAACACCAGTTGTCGTTCTTGCATGGACATCGGTTTCTCTTGATGCAACTTATCCATTACACGATGAAGTTTGGGCAGCAGAGTTTTATCCATCAACCCTGCACGCACCAATATATCAAACCGTTGCTGTTCGGGTGAAACGGCTTCGTTCAGTTGTCGTTTCAAATCACCGAAAGATTTCATATCCCCCCAGTTGGCTCAACAGTTGGTTTAACCTCTTGCTGAAACAACGCTGACGCGATTTCTTGCTTACGTGTATCCAAAGCGTTCAACACACGTTGCCCCAGCAACTCATGTACAGAACCCGTTGCATCTGTCAATTTATCCGTTGCCACTGACTGAATTAAATCGTTAATATTAGACATAAACACCTCATATTATTTATAATCTTTTCTTTGCTGCACTCACAGCTGCATCTAAATCTGGCGTCAAGGATTTTGGTGCTACAGGTGCTGTCGGCAATGGTTCTGGCATCGCGGGAGGTTGCATCGCAACGGGTTGCGCAGGAAGTTCTCCGACTGGTGCCATAGCAGGGTCCGATGATGTTATTTCTTGTTTCTGTTCCTGTTCTAGCTCATCTTGCATCTCTGCCATTTCGTCTTCAGTCATTCGCAGAACATGACGTTTCACCCAGGCTTGAGAGTAATATTTACCAACAAAAGGATCAATTTGAGCTGCCAGGGCGACACGATTCTGAGTTAGATCAGCTTCACGTAATTCATAATAGTGATTGTCAGACATGAAATCGTAAGTAATGTCTTGTTTGATTTGATCCCATTCCTCCACAGAACAAATGCCTTTGAGAGACAATTGTACTCGTAAGGCATCATCAAATATTTGTGAAAACTTTCGACGAAGTCGTTGAATAAACTTAAAGAATTTAATTTCATCGCGGGTAACTTCTGCCGCCCGACCCAATCCAGCCAATCCACCACCCGTTTGATCATCTAAACGAGTCATTGGCACATTGAGAGATTGATAGAGCTTTTTGCGGAAATAAATAACATCTTCCAACTGCCCAAGATTTTGCCCAGCTGGCAGCGTAGTGATTTCTGTGCCTTTAGATCCCTCGCGCCTGGGCAACCAAAAATCTTCCAGCATACTCAGATGTTTTCGTTCATCCCGAATTTCTCCTGTGCTGGCATCATATACCAATTTGTTGCGGTATTTGACCATAATATCATGGACGTATTGTTCCGCTTTGAGTTTGGGAAGATTGCCAACATCAATATAGAAAATTCGGCGTTCTGGTGCACGAGACAACCGATAAATGACCACCGCATCTTCAATCATGCGCAACTGATTTAGTGGCTTGATGGCTTTATGGAGATGTGAAATCACCATGACCGATTTGGCATCTAACATGCCTGACGGAACATAGACAATAGAATCAGTAGCAATACGAATGCCTTGACTTGTTGATGCGGTATAAGTCTGCGCAGTCATCCCACGTTCATTGAACACATAGTATTCAGACACCGCAGCAATTGTATCTACCCCAGTTGACGAATCTCGTTGTTTCAATATTTCACGAACTTTTCGAATCTTTCGTGGATCAATAAATCGTAACTCTTGAATGCCCAGCTTGGGATTGTCCTCATTCACCATCACATGAAAGTAGACTCGTCCATCCACATACCAGCGACGAAACAATTCTTCGGCAATATTCTTGAAATTTAGCAGATGAAGAATTTCTTCAAATTCTGCTTCGATTTTCTTTTTGATGGTATCTGGTTGTTTGAGTTGTTCGAGATTGATTTTGACGATTTGATTGTCTGTATCTTGTGAGATTGATTCAGTGATAATATCATCAATCGCCATGGAGCATTCTGGATGAAGCGACATTTCGCGATACCGCGTCACCAATTCAAGTTCGTTGCGGACTGATCCTTCTAAATCTACATAGGTGCCATAATACGCACCCTGCGTAATAGTGACTGCGCCGTCTTCAATAGCGGATTGAGGGAGAACCAGCGCGGGTTTGTCGTCTGGTTGAACTTGAACTGATTCTTTTTTGCCGAGAGTGAATCCGAATAACGAAATTGGCATGGGGTAATTACTCCATCACAAAATAATAATAAAGCGGGGGAGCGAACTCCCCCGCGCTGTCATCATAACTAGACTGTCAACGGTGAATTTTCACCCAGTGTCTGCCAGTACTGATACGACAGAGTTACTGTGTATTCTTCCACCGTGTCGTTGGAACCCCAGTCCAAATCAATCTGTGCGAGATCTGTGGGAAATGCACCGATCATTTGGTAAGTTTTAATAACATCACCAGTCTTGCCATATTGCGTAACAATTGGACTAGCAGTGTAAGCAGCTGATCCAACAGCACCAGACAAGCGAAGATTGGTTGAATGGGTATTGATTCCTCCCATCCATTTTTCAAACGCTTTCCGAACAATAAAATCTTCATCGTTCAGAATCGTAATTGTCCAATCAGCAAAGGTGCGGTTCCCTGCTAATTTGACTTCACGACCAAAATACTGTAAATTTACAATACCGATAGTAGATCCAGGCAATGCAGCAGTCTTACACATAAATGTCAACTTTTCTCCAGAGTCGCCAGCGACTCCGAAGATTGTTGGAAACTGCATTTCCACTTGAAACAAGTTGGGACGTGCACCATCCTTAGCGAATTTTGATCTAAAAGTAGCAACATTAAATGGCATATAGGTTCTCCTTAATTCGTATCAGTATTTAGTGGAATCTTTAAAACTTTCCAACCACTTCGTCAAACGCCACACCAGTTCTCACGGCAACAAAGTTCAACTTAATGAAGTTGATGCTGCGAGCAGGTTTAATATAAATGTCACCAATAAATTCGTTACGATCAATGACTTCTGGTGTATTGTTGCTGGTATCACAGACAACACGGAAATCAAAGATACCACGACGACCTTGAACGTCACGGAGGAAAGGTTCCACCAATGAGACGAACTGTGCGCGAGTAAATTCATCATTAAACTCGAACAGTGAATACTTAGCTGCACGAGCGATGGCTTTCTCTAACACAATAAACAACCGACGCACATTGATTCGATCAAATGCACTCGGTTTACTCTGCAGAGTCTTATCGCCATATAGAATTGATCCCTCACCTGGGAATGTAGTTACTGGATTGATGCCATTTTTATAGAGTTCATCTCGTTCAGTTTGTGATGGTGTCCAAGATAACTTAATAACGTTCTTAATAGAACCACGATTGAATCCCGCTGGTGAAAACCACGGTTCGCGAGTATTGTCAGTTCTGACACATAACCCTGCGGTATCACCGCAAACTGGAACCCAACGATAGACATCGTTATACTTATCATATTGATACTTCCAAGCAGAATCTAAAAAGGCATAGGAAGTAGATGCTAACAGATTACGATAAGCAACCACATCATCTACCTCACCCCCCGCATTGTCCACCACATCAGCATAGAGTGGCGAGAAGAATGCTACGCAATCCTTACGTGTTTCAACAATGTTAGAAATCAGATGTGTAGCAATTGTCTGATTCGCAGGACCTCCTAGAACTAACGAAATATCCACAACATCTGCATTGGCAAACAGATCATATGAGGTAATCAAATCAGCATTTGATGGTGCCGCATCGACACCGCCACCCAATGACGCATAATTAGGCTTGTAGACATTAGTAAATGTTTTACCAACCACAGTGGTGCCCCAATTGGTGCCAGCTGTGTCATGATCGCCCCAATAGATCCACTTAGATTTTCTGAAGATGACTTCTGGATAATAAATCGACGTGCCACTTTCATCCTTAACGTCAGAGCCTTTGGAAACAAATGGATATTTCTCAATAACAGTCTCAGGAACACCAGAGATTCCACCATCTTCATCAATGACGATGATATGGGCTTCATCAATGGACCCACCTAAGTTAGTTGCGTACGCAGATGTTCCAGGTGCGCGATCAAACTCATCTGCATACTGCCATTTCCGCAGAAGTGCGGTGTTAGCAGTAATCGCAACAGTCAATGCACCAGACAATACGATATTACCAGAGTTCACCGCGCTGACTTTGATATAGTCATTGGTTCCGAGTTTGACCAAGTCATTGACGGAGAGATAGTTGGTTGGATTGACCGTGACGTTAATGGTAGTATCGCCCACACTAGCTGCGTTTGCTGTGGAACTAATCTGCGCCGTTAGATTGGACGAAAAGGCATTCGCTGACGGGCAAATGGAAACTTTAATATTGTTTCCAAGACTGCCACCATACCGAGCCGCCCACATTCCAAACGTTCCCGATCCATCGTAATAATCAGATTCATAGAGATCTTGAGTTTTAATGAGTACTGCAGCTGCGGAATTGGCTGTCGCATTCCTAGTCGCAGTGTTGGCAGCCCGAACCACTCGAAGATTATTGCCATATGCGAGAAAGTTTGCAGCAGTAAAGAAATACTGGTATGTATTAGCATCAGGTTCACCAAACCGTTCAACAAGACGAATTTCGGAATCTATAAGAACACGCTCTCCGATAGGACCCCAATGAAAATTACCTGCTAATGCGCCACCAGTCGTGGCAACAGCAGGAATGACGGTTGATAAATCGATTTCAGAAACCGTTACGCCTGGTGATAACATAAATCCCATAAGAGACTCCTTGTGTTATGCAAAATCGTGATAATACGTCAAAAATTGTGCCTAAGTCGCTATATCATATTTATAAATTACTAAATTTGTCTTCTAATACATCTTGAACAGTTTTACCAATTGGAATCCACAAATCTTCATC